AAAATTCTCCGGGGGTTAAAATCCTGTCAAAATGGATTTTAGGTTAGTGGCTTTACGCCCTCTCTATAAGAGATCTTGGTCTTCTTTTGTCGCACATAGAAGGACCCTCTTTCAGTTAAAGACTCCTTTCAGGGTCATTAAAACATACCTAGATCTCTTATAGAGAGTACGTAAAGTATTCGAAACCTTGGCGAAAGATATTAGAAAGGAGACGAAAGTATATGGGAAGAAGAGCAGCGACAGCTACTTCCGCAAAGAAGCGTTCAAGGGTTCCTATGACTCCTGAAGACAGGGAACAGTACTTGATTAATCTCTCACTCGATGCTGCTGAAAAGCAGTTACGTGAAGGCACAGCCTCATCGCAGGTCATTACGCATTTCTTAAAACTCGGTTCTTCAAGAGAACAGCTGGAGCAGGACAAGCTCAGAGAAGAAACCAAGCAGACTAAAGCCAAAATCGATTCGTTGGAAGCTTCTGCTAAGAGTGAAGAGAGATACGCTGCAGCAATTGAAGCAATGCGTAGATACCAGGGTATCGAAGATGAGTAGATCAAGTCCAATGTCACGATCATATTTGGAAATGATCCAGTATTCTACGTTTGAAGAACGACTGCAGTATTTAATGCTGTTTGGAACTGTTGGATACGAGACATTCGGCTATGACCGATGGGTTAATCAGGCATTATATTCATCAGGCGAATGGAGAGAGTTTCGTCATAAAGTAATTGTCAGAGATGGCGGTTGCGATTTAGGTGTTGAAGGATACGAGATACAAACACGACCGTTGATACATCACATAAATCCAGTTACCAAAGAGATGATACTTAACCGAGACCCAATGGTATTCGACATGAATAACGTTGTGACAACAACCCATCAAACACATAATGCCATACACTATGGACACGATACAAATGTTCGTAGCGGCCCTGTAATAAGGAGACCAAATGATACATGCCCTTGGAAACATTGAGGAGGAATTCAATGGAAGAGAGCATTCTTAAGACTATCAAGCAGCTTATTGGATGTCCTGACGACTTTGAGCAGTTTGACTTGGATTTAACCATTCATATCAATTCTGCATTTGCAGCTCTCACTCAATTAGGAGTTGGTCCGAAAGAAGGATACCGAATCACTGGTCCGGATAATGTCTGGAGTGAATTCGAAGAGGACACTCAGAAGTCAAGTTTGATAAAAGATTATGTGTACATCAAAACTCGTCTGTTATTTGATCCGCCAACGAGCAGCGCGTTAATGGACAGTTTGAAAGAGCAACTTAAGGAAATGGAATGGAGATTGTACATTATGTACTATCCTGTTTCAGTAGATGATAAGAAGGGAGAGAATGACGATGACTAATTATTCAGCCGATGATATCAAAGACTTCTTAGCCAATAATCAGGAATTTTCTGACTATTATCTTGCACATTACGGATTACCAAGACGATCTGGAAGATACAAATGGGGATCTGGAAAGGAACCGTATCAAAGTCTTAGATCATCGGCTAAAGCTGGTGAGAAGTTTATAAAAAGTTTTTCTAAAAAGAGCAGAGTTGAAAAACAAAATAATAAACGAAGAGAAAGAACAGAAGCTGTACGACTTGAAAAAAAGAAACAAAAAAAATCTAAATACAGAAACGAAAAGGCATATGTAAAAACTTTATCTGACGAAGAGCTTAAACGAATAAATACTCGAGATCAGATGGAAGCCACATACCTTAAAAACCATCCGCAGAAGCAGCCATTACCAAAGATGTTAGTTGATAAAGCTATGAAAGATATTATTGTTCCTGCAGTTACAGAAGTTGTGAAAGAACAAGGAAAAGTTTATATCAAGGGTAAACTCAATGCTTCCGCTCAGAAGATGATTAATGAAGCAGTTAAAGCTGAAACAAAGAGTACGAAAAAGAAAAAGAAGTAGGTGATGCAAAATGCTAAGCAATACGGCAACGCCTAGGTACTACGGGGAGTTCCGAGATAAAGTCCTGGATGGAGAGATTCCTGTTAATAGGGAGATTTCCATGGAGATGAACCGTATTGATTGGCTTATAGCTAACCCCGGTGTATACTATGACGACAATGCTGTAGAAGGATGGATTGCTTTCTGTGAATCTGAAATGGTCTTGACCGATGGGTCCGACTTGGAATTGTTGGATACATTTAAACTTTGGGGAGAGCAATTATTTGGTTGGTTCTATTACGTTGAGAAAACGGTGTATGAACCAAATGCTTCTGGACGAGGCGGACATTTCGTAAGGAAATCCGTCAAAAAGCGTCTTGTCAACAAACAGTATCTTATCATTTCTCGAAGTAATGCAAAATCGTTATACGAGAGTTTAGTGCAAGCTTATTTTCTGACAGTCGATACAACAACGACACATCAGATTACAACAGCCCCAACAATGAAACAGGCTGAAGAGGTTACAAGTGCAATTAGCACTGCCATAGCCAGAGCGAGAGGGCCGGTGTTCCAGTTTTTAACCGAAGGTTCTATACAGAACACCACAGGTTCAAAAGCGAACCGTGTAAAGCTTGCATCAACCAAAAAAGGTATACAGAACTTTCTTACGGATTCACTACTCGAGATAAGACCCCTGAGCATTAACAAACTTCAGGGATTACGAGTAAAAGTAGCAACGGTTGACGAATGGCTCTCTGGTGAATTGAGAGAAGATCCAATTGGTGCGATCGAGCAGGGTGCAGCCAAAATAGATGGATATGTAATCTTAGCAGTAAGTTCGGAAGGTACCGTCCGTAATGGATGTGGAGATGCCATTAAAATGGAATTAATGGACATTCTCAAAGGCGAATACCAGAACTGGCATACTAGTATTTGGTATTACAGGCTTGATAGCGTGGATGAAGTCGGAGACCCAGACATGTGGCCTAAGGCTAATCCGAACCTACCGATCACAGTCAGCTATGAGACGATTCAGCAAGATGTTGAACGAGCTGAGAAAGCACCAGCTACAAGAAATGATATTCTGGCAAAACGTTTCGGAATTCCTATGGAGGGATATACATATTATTTCTCTTACGAAGAAACACTTCCGCACAGACCTAGAAGCTTTTGGAAAATGTCATGCGCAATGGGAGCGGACCTTTCTCAAGGTGATGACTTCTGTGCTTTCACATTCTTGTTCCCACTGAGAAACGGAATGTTTGGAGTAAAAGTTAGAAGTTATATAACCACACTTACTTTGAGTAAGTTGAACTTAGCAATGAGACAAAAGTATCAAGAGTTTATCGACGAAGGCACTCTTATTGTTATGGAGGGAAGCATCATCGATGTGCAAGATGTATATGAGGATCTCGACAAGTTCATAATAGACGCTCAGTATGATGTTTGCGCTTTGGGCTATGACCCATATAATGCAAAAGAGTTTATTGAAAGATGGGCTCAGGAGAATGGGTCATTTGGAATTGAGAAAGTTCCGCAGGGCGTTAGAACTGAAACGGTTCCTCTTGGAGAAATTAAGAAATTATCGGAAAAGAGGATGCTGATATTCGATGAATCTTTAATGAGTTTCTGTATGGGCCATTGCATAACATTGGAAGATACAAACGGAAACAGGAAACTGTACAAGAAACGTTACGAAGACAAAATCGATAACGTCTCAGCATTGATGGATGCACTTGTTGCTTACAAAGTTAATAAAGACGCATTCGAATAGGAGTAATGGTTATGTATGTAAAAATAAAGAATGACGATGGCACGTTTTCGTTAGTTCATTCGGACTTAGGCGGTGACCATCTGGAACATTATGGACTGCCAAGGCGGTCTGGCCGTTACAAGTATGGATCGGGAAAAGATCCGTATCAGCATTCTGGAAGAAGAGCATCACATCTAGAGTCAAAATCGGATCGACTTGCATCCAAGATGAAAAAACAAACTTCTCAGAAGACAAAGTCACGTATATCTGATTACGAACGAAAAGCTTCAGAAGCTATGGCTAAAAGAGTCAAGTTCAAAGAAAAGGAAGAGGCAAAACGTGTTAAGCGTGACCACGCTATTACAGATATTGGGTATACCGGAAATCTTCAAAAAGCCGAACGAGCTCGGAAGAAAGCGAACCGTTATGGAAAGAAAGCTGCTAAGTACACCAGGAAGTCTGAAACAATCAAACGGCGTACAAGCAGAACTGCAGAAAAGAAGAAAGCGGTAGATGCTGAGTTAGCTTCTATCCGTGGTGCAAAATACGTTCAAAAACTTAAAAAGAAACAGAAAGGATGGTAATATGAGTAATTCTGTATATTACAAGGCCACCGATGAGGACGGAAACACCGTTCTCAAACATAGCTGGAAAAATCATAAATATATTCGTATCGAGAACGGTAGATATATTTATCCTGAAGATGAAGCCGCACAAAAAAATGCTGTATTAATACAGAGGCGGCAAGCAATGCAAAAGCTTCGTTATAAGAACAATGCCGCTAATCAAGCAAAAAAGAATATACCTTATAAAGGTCCAACAGATGCAATTGCAGCACAGAAGGTCCAAAAAGAAAAAGATTTCCAAAAACGTGTCAGAGCAATGAATGCTCATACTGTAGCTAAGAAGAATGCTGATATGTTAAAGAAGAAGCAGGACCGACAGATGAAACAAATTGCAGCCAATGTTAAGAAACAGAATGCCCCTTCAACAAAAGTTAAGAAAGCATCAAACTTTGCTAAAAAGGTAGCGACCAGAGATACAGTTGCAAAGACAGTAGCAGCAAGATATCTTCTGGATAAAGCTTCAAAATCCCCAACAGCAAACGCTGCAAGGGCAAAAGCAAAGTCTGTAATTTCAAAGGGTGAGTACAAAGTTACCAGAGCTGGACAGAAACTTGCTCGTGATGTTAAGAAGACTGGTGCATATAAGAAAGTAAGAAAAGCTACGTCAACTGCTAGAGACCGTGCAATGACTTCTGCAGAAGCACGCAATAAGGCAAATTCTGTCAGATCAAAGGCAGAGTACAAAATTGAACGAGCTGGTCAGAAGCTTGCCAATGATGCTAAACCTTATGTAACATCGGCAAAGAAGAATGTTAACAAGGCATATAAGTCAGCTAAGAAAGAATACAATAGAGTTTCTAGAGATGCCAGCAAAGCTTACAAATCAGCTAAGAAGAAAGCTAAGAAAGTAAGCAGATCTTTCAATAAAGCTAAGCGTGCAGGCAAAGCTTATCTGGATTACCTTACTAAATAAGGAGATTACTTATGGGTTTTATGAACAGATTAAAGCATGGTTGGAATGCATTTATGAACAAAGATCCAACAGCGTATCAAAATGGAACTGGTCTTGGCGCAGTGAGTTATGACAATCCATCTCGTCCTAGACTTACGATGGGAAATGAGCGGTCAATCGTTACAACGATCTACAATAAGATATCCGTAGATGCCGCAGCAATTGACGTAGAACACGTCATGCTAGACGCAGACAAACGCTTTACTGACGACGTTGAGGATGGGCTTAACTACTGTTTAACGATGGAAGCCAATATTGATCAGACATCGCGAGCGTTTAAACAGGATATTTTCCTGAAACTTCTTGACGAAGGATGCGTTGCTATAGTTCCGATTGATACGACTATGGACCCCGTGCATGGCAACGTTTACGATATTCAGACGATGCGTACAGCAAAGATAATCAATTGGTATCCGCGCCATGTTAGAGTGCGAATCTACAATGATCGCACTGGTGAATTCGAGGAAATGGACCTTCCAAAGAAAATGGTCGCGATCGTTGAAAATCCATTCTATGCAATTATGAATGCACAGAATTCAACGGCGCATCGACTGAAAAGAAAGCTTGCAATTCTCGATTTCATAGATGATCGAAGTGGATCTGATAAGCTTGATTTGATTATTCAGTTGCCATATACGATTAAGTCTGAAGCAAAGAGAGCTCAGGCCAAAGAACGTCGTAAAGAACTTACTGAACAATTGGCAAGCTCGGAATATGGTATTGCGTATATAGATTCGACTGAACATGTCACTCAGTTGAATCGTTCAATTGAAAACAATTTGCTCAAGCAGGTAGAGTATTTCACGAATTTGTTATTCTCTCAGCTTGGAATGACGGTAGAGATTCTCAATGGTACAGCAGACGAGAATACAATGAATAACTACTACAATAGTATAGTTGAGCCAATACTTGCAGCAGTCGTAGATGAGATGAATCGGAAGTTCTTAACAAAGACTGCTAGGACCAAAGGGCATGCAATTAAATATTTCAGAGATCCATTTAAATTGGTGTCTACTACGAATCTTGCAGAGCTTGCTGATAAGTTCACGAGAAACTGTATAATGACATCTAATGAATTCAGGCAAGTAATTGGATTAAGGCCAGTGGATGATCCTAAGGCAGATACGCTGACGAACAATAATATTTCGGCGTCGAACACTGAATTGGATCAGATGTATAATACAAATTCTGCTGACGAGGAAACAGAAGAACAATAAAGGAGGAATTCAAAATGGGAGCTAAACGCTCAAAGTATGCCGATTGCGACTTTAAGGGCTGGGCTACAAAGTTTGGTATCCTTTGCGCTGATGGAAGAATTATTCAGCATGGTGCTTTTGATGATATCGATGGCGCTAAAGTTCCATTAGTGTATAACCATGATCACGGTAACATTAATAGCGTGCTTGGGCATGCTTATATGGAATGCCGAAAAGATGGTGTTTATGCATACGGATATTTCAACGGTTCAGACAATGGTCAAATCGCGAAAGATGCTGTTCAGCACGGAGATATGGATTCACTTAGCATTTGGGCTAATCATCTTCAGCAGCGTGGGCCATATGTTCAGCATGGTGAAATTAAAGAACTTAGCCTTGTTCTTGCAGGAGCAAATCCAGGAGCATACATTGAAGATGTTGCCTTAGCACATGGCGACACAATTGACAATGATGATTATGAGGCATATATTTATTCGGGAGAGTATCTTGAGATTATGCACTCAGATGAGAAAGGAGAAGACGAAGTGGCTAATAAGAGCATTCAGGATGTCGTTGATACAATGACGCCAGAACAGAAGGATGCTTTCTACATGGCTGTAGGAAGTGCATTAGCAGAAGATCCTAACGCTCTCGAAGACGAAGATGAATACGAGGACGAGGATGAAGATGAAGAGGATGATCACGACGATTCCGAAGAATATGAAGAGGAGGATGACGACGAAGATCCTGACAAAGATGATGACGATTCCGAAGAATATGAAGAGGAGGATGACGACATGGGTGCAATCGCACATAACTTATTTGAAGGCAACAATACAGACAACGGAGACGTTCTGTCCCACAGCGAAATGCAGGAGATTATCGAGGACGGTAAGAGATATGGCTCTATGAAAGAATCATTCCTTGCTCATGGTATTACAAATATTGAGTACCTGTTCCCGGATGCCAAAAATTTAAACACACCACCTGAGTTCATTGCAAGAGACCAGGGATGGGTAACCGAAGTAATGAACGGTGTACATCATACGCCATTCTCAAGAATCAAGTCTACATTTGCAGACCTGCGTGAGGATGAAGCTCGTGCAAGAGGTTACATCAAAGGTAAGCTGAAGAAGGAGGAAGTATTCTCATTACTGAAGAGAACAACCACCCCGCAGACAATCTACAAGAAACAGAAGATTGATCGTGATGATGTAATTGACATTACAGATTACGACGTAATTGTTTGGCTGAAAGCAGAAATGAGAATGATGCTGAACGAGGAAATTGCAAGAGCAGTCCTGGTTGGTGATGGACGTCTTACATCCAGTGACGATCACATCAAAGAGGACAGCGTTCGTCCAATTTGGAAAGATGCTGATCTTTACACAATTAAGTACCCTATTGCAATTACAAAAGAAACAACCGCAGCTGAGAAGGCTACAGCATTTATCGAGGCCTGTGTAAGAGCACGTATCGACTACAAGGGTTCTGGCAATCCGAAGCTGTTCGCTCCAGAGTCAATCATTACTGAGTGCTTGCTGCTGAAAGATAAGAACGGCCGTATCATCTATGACAACATTGACAAGCTGGCTACAGCATGCCGTGTATCTAAGATCGTATCCGTTCCAGTTATGGAAGGTCTTAGCCGTGTAGACAAGACTGACACATTAGCTCTTCAGGGTATTATCGTAAACCTGCAGGATTACAACATCGGCGCAGATAAGGGCGGAGCTATCAACATGTTCGACGACTTCGACATTGATTACAACGCTCAGAAGTATCTTATTGAGACACGTATCTCTGGTGCGTTAATCAAGCCATTATCAGCTATTGCCATCGAGACAAAGATTGCTACAGCAGATCTTAGCAAGGCATCTTCTGGATCTGGAGTCAGCGGTAACTAATCAAAATGGGAGGAAATGATCGTGAATAGATGGTGTGGTAAGATCGGCTTTGCAGAGCAAGTTGAAACAGCTCAATCGGTTTGGACCGAGCAAATAACGGAACGTACATATCGAGGAGATATTCTTCGTAATACGAGACGGCTTCAGGATTCGCAGGAAAAGATCAGCTGCAACATTTCAATCTCTAATCAGATAAGTGTTGTCGGTGATGCCTATATACGCGATCATTTCGTTGACATGAGATGGGTAGAGTTTATGGGGGCTAAGTGGAAGGCAATAGAAGTTGATACTTCACAGGCCCCTAGGCTTATTATAACGTTGGGAGAGCTGTGGAATGAGGACGAGACTTGACTTTGATAGATATTTAAAAGATATTGTTGGAGAGGGTGTCAATGTATATTTCCAGCCCCCTTCTAATGTATCCGGTGCTGGGCAAAAAGTTATAAAAAACATAAAATACCCAGCTATAATATATTCTGTTGATGATTATAATATTCGATCGGCAGATAATAAAAATTATAGCGTTGATAAAGAATACGCAGTAGAAGTGGTAACTAAAGACCCGGATAGTACATTGATTGATAAGATAGTGGAGATGCCCACTGCGAGATTCAATAGATCTTACTTATCAGATGGCATGTATCATTCGGTCTTTGTAATTATATTTTAAAGGAGGAAAAACATGTCTAAATTAACATGGGACAAAACCGGAGAACGTAAGTACGAAACCGGTGTAGATCATGGCGTTATTTATCCAGTTATTGACGGAGAATATGGCGCTGGTTCTGCGTGGAATGGCCTTACCGCAGTTACAGAATCTCCATCTGGAGCAGAAGCATCTGCTGTATATGCTGATAACATGAAGTATCTTAGCCTTATGTCAGCAGAAGAGTTTGGAGCTACAATCGAAGCCTATACTTATCCAGAAGCATTTGACAGGTGCAACGGTACAGCCGAGATTAGTAAGGGAGTTACTATCGGCCAGCAGAACAGAGATACATTCGGCTTCTCTTATCGTACCCTGATCGGTAATGATGTAAAGAGTAATGATTATGGCTACAAGATTCATATCATTTACGGAGCTAAGGCTTCTCCATCTGAGAAAGGCTTCCAGACAGTAAATGATTCACCAGAGGCAATTTCGTTCAGTTGGGAATTATCAACAACTCCAGTTACAGTTGACGGATTCAAGCCTACTGCTCATCTCGAGATTGATTCTACAAAGGTCGAAGCTACCAAGATGAAGAAGATTGAGGATGCTTTATACGGCACAGAAAGTACAGAAGCTAAGTTGCTGCTTCCGGATGAGATCATTAACCTTTTAAAATAACAGACCCGTCACTGGACGTCTCTGCAACTCCTATTACAGGAGAAGACGACCTACTTGGAAAGAAGGCAGCTGACCTTCAGTCCAATATCAAGGTCAATGAGAGTACTGGAGTAATTTCTGGTACTCTTAACTACGTGACGGGCTATACAGGATTCAGCAGTAAAGTCGACGAACAGAGTGGTAACTATATCGCTCTTGATATCGCACCAAAGAGTGGCTTCCCTGAGTCATTGACGGTTGAAGTTAAGGGCGGAACATCTGGTCCCTCCAAACTTCTTCAGTCTGATCATCAGGCAGTTCTTAAGATCAAGGATGCCAATAAGCAGTCCATCTTAATTAAAGCAACTAACAACGGTGTGACAGAAACAAAAGAGTACACCCTCACTGGCGTAACACTTAAAACAAAATAAAGTTTTTCCTAGTCTGCTGAAATATGTAGGCTAGGATTTTTAAGAATGAAAGGAGACCAAACTATGTTTATCAAAACAATCAACTACAAGGACTTTGACGGAAACGAGAGATCTGAGGATTTCTACTTCAATCTCACGCAGAGTGAAATTTTAAAATTGGAAACAAGCCTTAACGGTGGCTTAACATCATATATGAGTCTTATGGTGCAGAAACAGTCTCAGCCGGATATCATGAATCTTTTTGAGAAGGTTATTGATGCATCTTACGGAATCAAATCTCTTGACGGCCGTACATTTACAAAGACTCCTGAAGCACTGGCAGAGTTCAAGGCTACTGCAGCATATGACAAGTTCTTTATGGAAATTTGTATGGACGAAGCAAAAGCTTCCGAGTTTCTGCTTAATATCATGCCTGACGATGTAAATGACAAGATCAAGAAAGCAGCGGAATCCGGAGTCTATGACGATGCTACATTAAGCGATGCTCAGAGAAAAGCGATCTCAGCAGCAATGGCGGAAGTAGCAGGATCTGTGGCTGCAACTGATGATGCTGTGAAAGAAGGAAACTAAGGAGATAATTATGCTCGAATTAATTCTTCCCGGATATGAGCCATTTGATCAAGAAACTCAAACTTTTGGAAAGGTTGTAAAACCTACTAAGATTAAGCTCGAGCACTCCTTAATAGCAATTTCAAAATGGGAGCAAATATGGCATAAGCCATTGCTGAAACTCATGGATGAAGGAACTCTAACGGATGAAGAGTTTTTTGATTATATGTATTGCATGATAGTTGGGTCTTTCGATAAGGTCGAATTCTTTAAACGGCTTGATGATCATTTACTTAAAAAAGTAACAGACTATATCAATGACCCAGCTACGGCATCTAGGGTTTTTACAATTGGAGATGACGACAAAGGAAAACCGGAGACGTTAACTAGCGAATTAATATATGCTTACCTAGCAATGGCTAGAATACCATTCGACCCTTGCGAGAAATGGAATATAAAGCGTGTATTTATGCTAATAGAATTATACACTGTAAAAACTAATCCACCTAAGAAAATGTCCAATGAAGAAATCCGAAGATGGCAAAAGAAAGAAAATGAACGACGTAAAAAAGCACTGAAAACAAGGGGGTAGAAAAATGGCCAGAACCAGAAAAGCGGCCGTCAACCTTATCAATGCTTGGGTTGGCAAAAATGAAAAAGATGGATCTTACAAATCTATTCTTGATATTTACAACAAACAGAAAACAAAGCCGAGAGGCGTAACTATGAAACCAGGAATGGCGTGGTGTGCTACAACTTGGTCTGCCGTGGCAATTTCTCTTGGATATACGGATATCATGCCAGTTGAGTGCAGTTGTTTTTATCTCATTAAAAAAGCTAAAAAAATGGGATGCTGGAAGGAGAACGACAACTATACTCCTAAAATTGGAGATGCATGTCTTTATGACTGGGATGATAATGGCATAGGAGATAACAAAGGAACTCCAGATCATGTAGGAATGGTAACGTATGTAAATAAGAATGAAGGATACTTTGTTGTAACTGAGGGTAATTATAAAGACGCCGTTAAGAAGAGGACTATCAATATTAACGGAAAATTTATACGTGGATTCATTACTCCGAAATATGATGCAGGCCAATCAAAGATCAATACAAGCGCTAATCGCCATGTTGGGAAAGACATTAAAACCGTAGCTAGAGAAGTTATTGCTGGACAATGGGGAGAAAATTACAAATCTAATCTTAAAGACAAGCATTATAATGTTGATGCTGTTATGAAAGAAGTAGACGCAGTAATTAACACGCCATGTGGTCTAATGACTACAACTTGTTATGCAGATCATATGAGCTATTTTTATAAGGGTTTATATAAAACTTCTAAGAAAACACCTATGCGCATTGACGCTGGATGGAACAAAAAACTCATGGTTGAAATTCCATCTGGGAGAAAGGTTGAATGCTACGGATACTTCAGCAAGTATAAAAAATCAGTATGGCTACTTTGCGCCGTAACCATTAAAGGAAAGAAGTATACAGGATTTGTAGAATCTTCTACATTAATCGGATAAGGGGAAAATGACATGATCAGATGCAAACTTGAGGGCAACTTTAAAAAGCTCGACAATTATTTCGAAAAGCTTTTGGAAGGTGTTAACGTTGGTATATTAAATAAGTACGGACGTGAAGGCGTAGCTGCCCTCAAGGCTGCAACTCCTGTTGACACTGGAGTAACAGCGGCATCGTGGTATTATGAAATAGTTCGTGGCAATGGGTCAGTAAGTTTGGTTTTTAAAAATTCTAATGTAGTGAACCATGTGAATATAGCTATTATTCTACAGTATGGACATGGAACTAGAAATGGTGGGTATGTTCAGGGGGTTGACTATATTAACCCGGCTTTAAAACCGGTATTTGATAGACTAGCTAAAGATGCTTGGAAGGAGGTCACTGGATAATGGGTAAAGTTGTTGAAGATGATGTTGTTCGAATGCAATTTGAGAATGGGCAATTCGAAAAAAATATTCGGCAAAGTCAAAAATCTATAGAAGCTCTTAAGAAAAGCATCGACTTTAGTGAGTCTGGAAAGAGTCTTGCTAAATTTCAAAATGAGACCAAAAAGTTCAACATGGACGGAATGGGTAGAGCGGTAGAAGCAGTTCAAGTCAAATTCTCAGCTATGGATACTGTAGCTATGAGCGTGTTGAATCGACTTACAAATGCAGCTGTTGATGCAGGGAAAAAAATAGTATCGGCTTTAGCTTTTGATGGTATGTCTGATGGTTGGAATGAATATAAACTAAAGATGAACTCTATACAGACAATTATTATGTCTACTGGAGAAAGTTTGCCAACTGTAAATAAGTATCTTGACGAGCTAAATAAGTACTCAGATAGAACTATTTATTCGTTCTCAGACATGACTGCAAATATCGGTAAGTTTACAAACGCCGGTGTAGGTTTGAAGGATGCGGTTGCGGCAATTAAGGGTGTTTCGAACGAAGCAGCTATTTCAGGTGCAAATGCAGAGCAAGCATCGCATGCCATGTATAACTTTGCTCAGGCATTATCTGCTGGATATGTAAAATTAATTGACTGGAAATCAATTGAAGTAGCGAATATGGCCACTATGGATTTCAAGCAGAATTTGCTTGATACTGCTGTTGCTCTAGGTACAGTTGTCAAAAAGGGTGAAGACTACTACACCACAACTACAAATGCTAAAGGAGCTACATCTGACGCATTCAATGCTACAAAAAACTGGAACGATAATCTTCAATATCAGTGGATGACTACTGACGTACTCGTTCAAACGCTTAGTAAATATACGGACGAAACAACCGAATTAGGACAAAAAGCATATGCCGCAGCTTCTGAATTTAAAGACGCAGGACAGATGTTTGCTGCTTGGAAAGAAGCGATCGGATCTGGCTGGGAACATACATGGGAAACAATATTCGGTAACTTCGAAGAATCCAAAAAGCTTTGGGGATTTCTCGATAACATAATCGGTAATTATATTGTAAAGACATTCGCCGCTAAGAATGCTACTCTAGATGCCTGGAAGAAAATGGGTGGCCGCAATTCATTAATGCGTTCGTTCACAAATACTCTAGCAGCAGCTGTCGCTGTGTTAGATACTTTTAGGGTTGCTTATAGAGCAATATTCCCAGAAAAGAATGCAAAAGAAATAAAAAATATAACTGACGCATTAGAAGCTTTCACTAAGAAACTAATAATGTCTAGGGATAAGGTCGATAAATTATACAGGACATTGAAAGGTTTATTCACAATTGTCAAGATTGTTAAAAATGTTCTTGGAGTAGGTCTCAAGGTAGCCTTACAGGTAGTTTCTAAATTGTTAGGAGTATCTGTAAATAGTGTATTAGACCTTACAGCAGTCCTAGGTGACGGCATTGTGCAGTTTGAAAAGTTTGGAAATGTTTCGGGTGTAGTTGCTAAAGGTGTTGATCTTGTGTCGTCAGCAATAGCATTCGCTATAAAAAATATTGAGTACTTTGGAAAAGCTATTTGGAATTGGAAAGGGACACAGGAAGTAATAAAATTCTTAGATGATCTTATAGTTAAAACATTATGGCCAGATATGAAGGAGTTTGGTGAAAATGCTGGAACTATGATCGAGGATTTTATTCAGCACTGTAAGGAAGTTGGGCACATAGATTTCAAAGCTTTACTCAGTACAATTATTGGAATAGGCGCCGTTGCAAAAGCTAGTTTTGGAGGTGCCGGTAATTCTATAGATTCATTCACCTCAAAGCTCTATTCCCTTAGATCTAAGGTGAGCGGATACTTTAAAGGTTGGACAGACCAAGCAACCGGATTCAAGAAAACGATGATTGACACGTTCGATGGTGTGTTTTCATTTGTTAAAGATAAATCCGGAAAAGTTAATACTGCTAATATATTAACTATCTTGTTAGGTGGTGTCTCGGTAAAGACCCTTTATAATCTTTCAAAATTGTTAGAGGTGCTTACAGATAGATTCGGTGGTTTATTTGCATTACCATCAGCAATGGCTAACAGTTTTATTAAACTGATGAATCAAGGAGCACTAACCCTTAAAACTTGGCAGGATTCTATCAAAGCTGACATAGTTATTAAGATCGCAAAAGCTGTAGCTATATTAGTAGGGTCTATAGCTTTGTTAACTGTGTTACCTCAGGATAGAATTGAAGGCGCTGTTGTCTTGATAGGCATATTGGGGGCAGCGTTAACAGCATTTGCTTACGCTATTGGATCTATTTCCACAGAAAAGTTAGCAAAAGGATTCTCTGGCGTTTCAGCAATGGTTATTTCTATTGCCGGAAGCATTTTGCTAATGACCGTTGCGCTTGAGAAACTTCAAAATGTGACCATTAATAAATCAATGGCAATTAATATCGGCGTTATAACTGGTCTTGTAGGAGTAATTACTATATGTTCTGGAGCTTTAACTAAATATACAATGGGTGCAAATGCTAAATTAGCATCAGCCGGAGCTCTTCAAATTGTATCTTTAGCTGCTTCTCTGCTGATGATGGTTAAAGCTATAAAAGGACTATCCAATTATAATATTGGAGATGCTGGGAGCACTATTGGCGCTTTAGTATTGGCTGTCGGATCGTTATCAGTTCTTATGATTGCTGTTGGAAAAGCTAACGCTTTAGGCGGAACTAGAGGAGCACTTACATTATTAAGCTCTGTAGTGGCAATATATGGATTAGCTAAAGTGATGTCTAAAATTTCTAATATGGATTTTAGCTCCATGAAGAAAGGATGGAAACAATTTGTAGTAGTATTTGGAACGATGATGCTACTATTCAAGGCATCTGCTAAAGCCGGTCCTAATGCATCTAAAGCAGCTGTATTATTGCTAGGATTTACAGTTAGTTTGCATGTTTTACTTGCCGCATTTGAGAAGCTACAGAAGTACGACCTTAAGACAATGGCTAAATGTGTAACCGATTTAATTGCATTGATGATACCTATTGGTGCTCTAATTAAGGCTAGCGCCAGCGCAGGTCAATATGCTGCTAGAGCTGGTGTAATGATGATGACAGTGGCAGGTTCCATTGTAATTCTTACTGCAGCTATAGCTATACTTTCTGGCCTGGATCAATCCAAAATGGCAGGAGCAACTGCAGCAGTGGATTCTATAATGTTATGTATGTCGGCAATGATCAAAGCTGGCGACGTATCTATTGACGCTAAGAAGTCAGTAATAGTAGCTGCTTTGGTTGTAGGTGAGATAGCTGGAGTTATTGCTTTGTTGGCCCAGCTAGATCCAACTGGAGTTATTGCAGGATCAGCAGCAATATCATTGCTTTTAAGCGTATTTACACTATGTTTAAAAGGGTTCTCTGGTGTTGGAAAGGTTCACGCTAGTGTTCTTTTAGCTGGCGCAGTTCTTTTGGAAATAGCTGGGGTTATTGGGATGTTGGCTCAATTAGATTGGAAACGATCGTTAGCAGCATCAGCCGGATTAAGTATGGTTCTATTATCCGTATCAGCTTCTATGCTAATACTGCAAGGTATTCCATTTCCTGGAGCCATATCTGCGCTGGAGAGTTTCTCCGTATTTATAGCAGGTCTAACTGCAATCATAGCAGTATTAGGAGGGTTAAACAAGATACCTGGATTCCAGGATTTCATGAACGGTGGAGTTCAAGTATTAGAAATCCTTGGCGAAGGTTTAGGAAAATTAGTCGGCGGAATCATATCCGGCGTTGGCCAGGGAATTACAGATGGATTGCCGCAAATAGCTACAAATCTATCAGACTTTGCAAAGAAACTGCAGCCATTTTTATCTGCAATGGGCAAAGTAAAACCTGAGATAGGATCATCTATGTCCGTGCTGGCGGGGTGTATTGTCAAAATAGCCGGAGCAGAGATTGTAAATGCCATTTCTACCTTTGTAAACCTTGGAAAAGATCCAATTCAGAAATTTGCTTATCAACTTCAGTACCTTGGTGCTGGTATGAAAGCATATGGCGATCAAGTAGCAAATGTAAATCCGGAAACAGTTAAGGGTACTGCTGTAGCTGCCAAAACGCTCGTCGAGTTGGCAAAAGCCATACCAAGATCCGGGGGATTAGCTCAACTGCTAGCTGGGGCAAAGGATCTCGCTGATTTTGGATTATCTCTTATCCCGTTCGGAGCAGCATTCGCAATGTATGCTATGGAAGTTGCTAATATAAACCCTGGTGTAATCAAAGGAACGTCTTCTGCAGCTCAAACATTAACAGATTTAGCTAATGCTATACCTGAAGCTGGCGGATTAAAACAGTTACTGACAGGGTCTAAAAGTTTAACTTCATTTGGATTATCTCTTATCCCGTTCGGAGCAGCATTTGCTACTTATTCTAGTCTAGTGGCTGGTGTTAATACATCAACTATAAAGGCTACATCTGCAGCAGCAATGACGATAAGCGAATTTGCAAATTCCATTCCTAAGTTAGACGGTATGAAAGAGTGGTTCGTAGGAGGTTCTGAAGATTTAGGAACTTTCGGCAAGAGTATGGTCTCATTCGGTAAATCATTTGCCAAATACTCTGATTCTGTATCTAAAGTTGATACCGAATCGATAAATGCTACATCTGCAGCAGCAATGACGATTACTAAATTGGCCAAAACAATACCAAGTTTGGATGGTATGAAAGAATGGTTTGTCGGAGGTTCTCAGGACTTAGGAACTTTTGGTAAGAGCATGGTATCATTTGGTAAGTCATTTGCTAAATACTCTAAAACAGTATCCGGAATCGATACCTCAACTATAACAGCTACATCTGCCGCAGCTACATCCATTGCAAAGTTAAACGATGACCTTCCAGAAGCGACATCTGCTAAAAGCATACTCTTTGGTGGAAACAAGGAGAGCTTAAAGAAGTTCGGAAAGAACCTTGTATCATTTGGTGAGAGTTTTGTCAGCTTCTCAACTACAATAAAAGGAGCCGATACATCTAACGCAGGAACTATTGCTAAGCAATTGTCCGATTTCATCAATTCTCTGAACGGTGTTAAGGGTGGACTGGACAAGAAAGTCAAGGATATGAACAAAGCATTTAAGGCTTTGGGTAAGACTTCTCTAAAATCCGTACAGAATGGATTTGAATCAAAATCGGGGGATTTTGAAAAGGTTGGCTCTAAGGTTGTTGGGTGGATTTCCACTGGAATGAAAAATAACAGCGAAGATATGAAGTCTCCGTCATCAAGCGTAGCTAAGAAGTTCTTGAAATACGTCACTGATGCGTTTAAATCGGATACAGATACTACCGATGGATTTAACTCAGTGGTAAATAGCGCTCTTAGTACAGCTAAAAGCACATTTAATGATTATAATTCAAAATTCAAAGACGCCGGTTCATCATTAGCCAAGAACCTTGCTAGTGGTATGAGATCTAATTCTAAAGATTTTAGTACGGCTGGCGCTAATGCAGCTATAGGATTTATGAGTGGGGCGAAGAACAAGAGCTCAGATGTATACTCGACGGGCGTTTCATTAGGTAATCAATTACTTAAGGGCATGAAGAGCAAGAAATCTCTTGATGAGCATTCCCCTTCCAAGAAAACCAATAAAGTTGGTGTTTACGCTGGAGAAGGTCTTGTGAAAGGTGTTAAATCAACGGCTGGAGACATTGAACTTGCTGGTATTGACGCTGGAAGAGGGGCTTTGTTAGGCGCAGGAAAAGGTATAAAGGATGGAGCTAAGAAAGCGCAAAAAACAGTTACGGGATATGTTAAGGGAATTAAGAAATCCATTAGTAAATCGGTTGGAAATAAAGACGTTGATGGCGTTATGAAGACTGTAAATGGCATTCTTAATGCAGGCAACAGTACGTTTTCAGACCAAATGGATAAAACGACAAAAGACATTATCAAAAATGCTAACAAAACTGGAGCTGGCGTAACTAGTTCATATGATGCCACTTCTAAGAAGATCGCAAGTAAGTCCAAAAAGAACAGCAAGAAAGCAAAGATGAAGATGACCAAAATCATTAAGGTCGCTTATCAGTTTGGAAAGACTTTCGACAAGGCTGTAAGCTCATTTAATAAAACCCCATATGAGACGATTACTAAAATCTCTAAGAGTTTAGGAAAAGAGCTTCTCAAGACAACACCTAAGCTTAAGACACTTAGCAAAGCTACTAAAACTGCCGAAAAAACTATCAAGAATTTTGCTATTGCACTGTATAAGGAATCGGATCAGTATAAGGAAGACACTAAGTCTGTTAAGCAGCACGAGGCAGCTTTGAAGAAACTTCTTAAGACACAAGATCGTTTAAAGAAGGGTCTTAGCGCTTCAGGCAAGAAGCTTAACAAAAAGAATCTCAATTCGGCTATTAAGGAAAATAACACTGCTATTAAAAATGCTGTGAAACAGCTGAAAGATGATCAAAAGACGATCCAGTCCAATATTAACTCGACGTTCAAAGAATACAGGAACAATATCATTAATTCGATAAAGGAATATACTAAGTTTACGAATATTGCATTCGATAACTCTAGGAACATATTCTCCGAATTCTCTGATTCTATGGACGATGAGATGAGTACAGTTCTTAAGAACATGGAAAGTCAGGTTGATGGTTATCAGGAGATGAAGGATAACCTTGCGAAATTATCCAAGAATGGTCTTAGTAAGGGACTTATTGATACTCTTAAAGGTATGGGAGAATCTGGGTATGCATACATAAAATTATTTGCAAATGCTTCAAAAGAAGAAATCGACAGAGCGAACAAAGCGTATGCAGAAGCCAGCAAACAAACGAAAGAAGATATTATAGCTTCTTATAAACAGACTTACCAAGATGCTGTCAAGTGGAAGAACTCCATTAAGAAGATGCTAAATCAGGGTTGGGATATTCGACTTGTTCAGGAATTGGTTGACGAGGGTCCTGGAAACCTGAGTAAAGTATTGGAAATGCTTACCTTTTCAGCTGAAGAGCGTAAAGAAATTAATGACGTATATGTTAAGAATCTCAAACTTCAGAAATCTGGAGCTAATGATATTATCAAGTCGTTTGCTTTGAAGAAAGAAAAAGAAGCTGCCAAGAAGAAAGCGAAGAAATCCGTTAAGAAAACAGCCAAAGAAGTCAAGAAAGATGTAAAAGAAATTCCAAATGCTGTTTCTGAAGCAGCTAAGGAAATGGAGAAAAATCTCAAGAAGATAAACAACGATTGGGACGATGCAAAGAAGAAAATCGAAGATACGGCAAAGTCTATGACGGAATCCGTAAAGAGCAGTCTCGATAGCTTCACGTCGTTTGTTAATTTCGACATTTCAAGTTCTACAGATTACTTTACGAGATACGATGAAGTAGTAAACGATCTCGGTAATGACACCATCATTGATCGTATGTGGTCACAGGTTAATGCCGAAAAGAGAGTAATCGAAGGTCTTGAAGAACTAAAGAAGATGAGATTTGCAGACGGATTACTGGATTATCTTAAGAGTCTAGGGACGCAAGCAATACCGTATATTGAAGGATTCAAGCTTGCAACTAGTGAACAAATTACAGAAGTAAATAATCTATTTGCTGAAAAAATGCAAATGACAAAAGATTCAGTAAAGCAACAAGCCAGAGATAATGTCGAAGCTGTTAAGAAATGGGAAGCTGAAATACTTGACCTTGCTAAATCGCTAGATCCTAGATTGTTAAAAGAACTAGTCGATCAGGGAATGAGCGCAGCTGATCTTGTTGATGTATATTACAGCATGACGCCTGCTGAAAGAAAAGAAATGAACGATCTGTATGTCGAAAAATTGTCAATAAATGAAGAAGTAGCAAAAACAGTATCCGACTCATACAAAGAAGCAGGTCTAGGTGCTGTTAATTCTATGTATCAGGGAATGATCGATGCAGCTACAGGTAAGGATGTGTCTTCTAAGAAAGGCTCGTCCAGAAATCTTAAAGGGTCAGCAGCTACAAAAACGGTTCACGCGGTAGCTAAGTCATTTGACGAAGTACTTAAAAAAGATACGTCATTCAAGTCTTCAGGTAAGAAAGCTGGAAACCAGTTCAAAGCTGGAATTGACTCGGCTTCCGAAGGGGTTGCAAAATCTGCAAAGCAATCCGCCAAGAAGGCTTGTACAACCTTTACGAATTACGCAGAAACAAACTTCAAGAAAGCTTTTAAATCTGCCGGAACATCTCTTGGTTATTGCTTTGCTTTAGGTCTTGCTGCAACAACTGTGTTAACAGCTGTAGAATCTTCTTGTAAATCAGTGGTAGATAAAGCATTATCTTCGTTTTCAAAAGGCAGCGACAAAGCATCTTCTAAAGGAAGTGCACTTGGTAATTCATTTGCTCGAGGCATTAGAGGAGCTATACCATCAGCTGTTAGTGCTGCTCAGGCATTGGTTGATGCTGTGAACGCAGTACTATCTAAAATACAGATGCCTACATTAAGTGCCGGTGTTAACACTTCGAATTTGTCGTCAATGGTTAGTAGCGGAGTGACATCAGCTACTGGATCTTCTGTAGCAGGATCTAGTGCTGGTTTAGCAGCTTCTATAGCCGGAAGTTTGGCTGGAAGCGTATTTGGCAAAAGCAATCTTAGTAAAGCTATATCGCTACTTCAAAATGGGGGAAGATCATCTCGAAGTTCTATTAAGGGTTCCAGCGCCCCAGCAGTAACTAACAACTATACATTCAACCAGACTAATAATTCGCCTGTAGCATTATCTAATAAAGAGATATATCGACAGACAAAGAACCAGTTTAGTCAATTAAAGGGGGCTCTTAAATGATAAAGAAAGTAATCGTTACTAATTATTTAGGGGAATCCCTAGAAATGGAACTAGCTAGGCCTGAGGTTTCGGGTCTAGCTATAACAGATATCGAAGGTCTAGGGCCAGTTAAGGCAACTATCAACACTAGTGAGATAGCGACCGGAGATGGAGCATTATATAATAGTGCTAAACTTGAAACTAGAAATATCGTTATGACTCTGGATTTTAGATTCGGAACAGATATCGAAACTATTAGGCATACTACATATAAGTATTTCCCTATCAAGAGATACCTCACGTTGACATTCGTAACGGATCAGAGATCTCTTGATGCTTTCGGTTACGTCGAGTCGAATGAACCTGAAATATTCCAGGCTCATGAAACTACTCAAATCTCCGTAATTTGTCCAGACCCATACTTTTATGCAACTAATGGAAAGACGCTTACAGTATTTAGTGGTGTCAATCCTAAATTCGAATTTCCATTTGAAAACAATTCGTTAACTGAAAAGCTCATAAACTTCGGCGATATCGTGCATATGTATGAGAATGTAGTAACGTACAAAGGAGATGCTTCAGTTGGTATAACAATAACAATTCATGCGCTAGATACAGTAAAAGATATTGTTATCTATAACGCTAGAACTCGTGAAGTTATGAGAATAAATACTGACTTTATACAGACCTTAACTGGTCAAGCATATGGTGCTGGTGACGATATCATTATAAATACTAAGCGAGGAGAAAAGTCAGTTACATTACTGAGAGCCGGCTTAACGACCAACATTCTCAACTGCTTAGGTAAAGGATCAAGCTGGTTCCAGCTGTCGAAAGGAGATAATATCTTCATTTACAATGCTACAGAAGGAGCAATGAGCATTCAGTTCAAGATTGAAAACGATACGATATACGAAGGAGTATAACTTATGGAAGGTGATTAATTCGAGGAGGTAAGCAATGGAAGCTACAATATTAAACTCAAGGTTTGAAAAAGTAGCCATTATTGACAGGTTCAAGTCCTTCATTTGGACTGATAGATATCAAGAGAATGGGGACTTTGAACTCTACCTCACTTTGGACATGGATGGAGTGTTTCCTTATCTAGTCAATGACTACTATCTTCAAAATGATGATTCGGTTCACATGATGATTATTCAGGGAATGCTTCTTGAAACGAATACTACAGAAGGACCAACAATTAAAGTTATAGGCTACTCTCTTGAGAGCTTGCTGAAGCGTAGGATAATATGGGACAATACTACACTTGGCGGAAATTTCCAAGATGGAATAGAGAAGCTTATAAATGACGCTATAATAGCGCCGTCAAAATCGGAAAGAAAGATTTCTAACTTTATATTCAAGAAGAGTACAGACAGTAGAATAACCGCTCTGACAATTGACGCAAAGTATGAGCAGCATGAAAACTTATACGAGGCAATAAACTCACTTTGCGTCGAGAAACAAATTGGATTTAAAGTTACGTTAAATGAAAATAAACAATTTGAGTTTGAGCTGTACAAAGGCGTTGATAGATCTTATGCACAGCAATTAACTCCGTATGTTGTATTCAGTCCTTCATTTGAAAACTTAAACAACACATCTTATTTGGACAGTAAAGAAGATTATGCGAACGTTGCATTAACTGTTGGGGAAGATGGAGATACACAAACATTATCCGGGAATCCGTTGAAGATTACTAAAGAAGTGACTAGGGACGGAGAAACTCAGGAACAGTTGAGCGGTATGCATCGATGCGAGATATATGTTGATGCTGGGTCGATTACTTCTGAGGATGAGGACCATAAAATGAGCGACGCCGAGCGACTGAAAGTAGTTGCTCAGAAGGGCAAAGAAGCTTTAGCTGAGAAACCACATACCATATCTATGGATGGAGATGTTGATCCTCATACTATGTTTGTATACGGACGAGATTTCAAAATGGGGGATGTAGTACAGATAGAAAACGACTATGGTATTAAAGGGACATCAACCGTGTCGGAATTTATTATGTCCCAAGATTCTAGTGGGGAAACTTCATACCCTACTTTTACAGACTTTGTAAGTGCCGATGATAATAGAATACCAGTAGGCTCTTAAAGAATAAGATAAAGGAGGAAAAATATGAGTTTTGCATCTGGATTTTTTAATTCCGTAGATCATGATAGATTATATGATGCTACCGACATTTCAAGATTATTTGATGGTTTAATTCGAGATGGAATATTCGCATCTATTGGCGATTGTCTTGTCGTAAAGCAGAGCAATCAGATGAACGTAACGGTTGGAACTGGACGAGCATGGTTTAATCATACTTGGAGTTACAACGATGCTCTTTATCCAGTTACTATTCCACCATCAGAGATTCTTATGGATCGTATTGATGCAGTTGTTCTGGAGATCAATTCAGTTGAATCTGTAAGAGCAAACAGCATTAAATTAATTAAAGGAACGCCATCGTCTACACCAACCAAGCCGGCATTGACGAATACTAAAGAAGTTCATCAGTATCCATTGGCGTATGTCACAGTCGGTAAAGAGGTTACGTCAATCAGGCAGGCGGATATTGAAAACTGTGTAGGGACGAGCGCGTGTCCATTTGTTACAGGCATTCTCGAGGTAATCAGCATCGAACAGCTTATTCCTCAGTGGAAAGATATCTTAAATCGGTTCGTAGAAGAGAATACTGCAAACTTCAATACATGGATGAATGGGGAGAAGCAGGATTACCAAGCTTGGCTCACGGCAGCTAAGAAAGAGATTACGGATTGGCAAGCAACTTCAAAATCGGACTATCAGAAATGGTATGACAGTATTAAGAATGGCTATGACCAGTGGTTCGCTACAATTAAAGCTGCTTATGACGCTAACTGGTCAACATTCCAACAGTGGGAAAAGGCATCTCAGACCGAGTTTGATAAGTGGTTTGAAAATATAAAAAACAAACTCGAGGGCGACCTTGGAGCTAAACTTACTCTGGAAGCAGAGAAGTTAGGTAAAGAGAAAGTATCGCTTATCGAGTCAACGAAAACGGATCTTGAAGGTACTGTGGAAGCTCCATTGATGATTGGCAAGGCTACTAGGAATTTATTACCTTATCCATACGTCAAAGCTAGCGGAAGCGTTTCGCATGGTGTAACTATGACATACACTAAAGAAGGAATAATTTCATTAGACGGTACTATATCCGACGGTACTGTGCAACCTGGTTTTGCATTATATGAGCACGTCGAGAAGTTATTTAATAATACTATAAATACACTGTATGCTAAGTATGATACGACAATTAAAGGAACCTTACATACATTTTTTCAGATTTTTAAAAATGGTCTTTGGGTAACTAATGTTGAGACTTTATCAAAAAATGATTACGACTGGACAAACCATAGTTGCAACTATGCAATTCAATATCATAAAACCACTGGTGATGTTCACGGGACCGTTTCTAATATTAGGATAGTAACTGACACCGATGATCCATTCGTTCCATATTCTGGTTATGATATTAAGACGATTGGAAAGAATCTGATTCCGTATCCATATTTTCATGGTTCATCGTATACTATGAATGGAGTAACATTTACTGTAGATTCAAATGGAGTAATACACGCTTCAGGAACAGCAGATGCTTCTGCCGATGCGACTTTCGCACTATTTAGAACAATTCTTGTTCCTCGTCTAACGGTTGGCAATAAATATACAATTACGGCGAGTGTAAAAAATGGAACAGCAAGAGTATTCTTATTAAACGTAACTGATAATGCTGTTACTGATATTGTTGCCATCATTGCAAACGATAATACAGAATCGAAAACATTCACTTTTACAAGGGTCGAAGGCGCACTTGATAGTATGGGCGTGACCGTTTTAAAAGGAACGACCGTAACCGACTGCCAAATTCAAGTTCAATTAGAAGAAGGAGAAAAAGCTACTGATATCGAGCAGTATCAAACCTCAACAATGAAGATTACTAAGGATACAGAGTTCCCTAATTTCGATCTAAAATCATTTGACGGAGCTACTCATATAATCTCTCCAGGTAATGTTCAGTCATTCCACGCTGATGCGCCAAATGGAAAATACTTGTTGGAGTCGATTAAGAAATCGGCAGAGTCTGGCGGAATTAGCTATGGGACAGATAAACCGACTAATTCCAAACCTGGCGATTTGTGGATTGATACTAGTCTTTCAAATGTATTAAAATACTATACTGGGAAATATTGGTATCCAATTAATTCTGGTATATACATTGCAAGTACTGGCGGTTTTCCATCTTCGCCGTATGTCGGTCAGCTATGCTATAACCCAATTACAAAAATGATGTATGTTTATATTCCATACAGTGGAGCATGGGGAGGTCCTGGCTGGCTCGCTGTAGGATCGGAAGACCCAGGAGGGTATCATTTCGATGCATCAGCTCCAACTAATACCAAACTCTTATGGATTGATACGTCAGGTGTAGCTAGGTTTTATAATGGTTCTGCGTGGGCACCATTAGCACCAACATGGGGATAGTTCAAAATAGGGGGCAATATATAATGTATTTATCGGGATTCGATCGTTTTACGAAAGACAAAGAAAAAACGAGATATAAAAAATCCCCGGGAGGAAAAATCAAATAAAGTTTTTAAAAAGGAGGGTGAAGATAATGCCTAATTTTCTTACCGCGGCAGAAATGAACACTCTTAAAGCCAAGGTAAAAACTGAAATGCAACGTAGAGCATATAATGGTTCTATGACTGGGTTTGCATCTGCATCGTACGACTTCTCCACAACTCCTACATCCGGAACTAAAGTCACAGCAGACCAAGGTAAAAAAGTAGTTGAGCCTTTATTGAATATTAAAGACCATGGTAATTTGAATACTGCCGATCTTAAGACGGGCTCTAAGATCCCATCATCGTTCAATAATGAATTACTGTCTTATACTGACTCATTATCTCAAGAGCCAATTGATGGGGCTAGCTCTTCATGTCGTGGAGCATGTTCTGGACTATGTGTAGGGACATGCGGCAGCACATGTAGCGGATGTAGCAGCTGTTCTGGTGGATGTAGCGGATCTGGTGGATCTGGTGGCAGCGGCTCGAGTGGCTGCGGAGGATGCTCTGGTAATTGCGGCGGGTGTAATGCTTGCTCTGGTTGCATAGGGTGTAGCAGTGGATGCCAAGGAGGATGTTCTGGATCTTGTGAAGGGTGTGGGAGATCTTGCGTTGGGTGCAGTGGGTGCTCAGGATCTTGTGAAGGGTGCTCAGGATGCGCCGGATGCGGAGGATCTTGTTCTAGTTCGTGTTCATCGAAAGGAAAAGGTTCGGCTTGTGCCACATGCTATAGTTGCACTGGCTGTGCTAGTTCGTGTTCTTCATGTTCATCTTGTGGAGGATGTTCTGGATCAAGTGGATGCGGAGGCAATTGCGATGGGTGCTATGCTGGCTGTGATGGGTCTTGTGAAGCTACTTGCTTTAGTAATTGTAATGGGTGCGAAGGATCATGTGAATCAGCATGTACAACAGGATGCCAAGGCTGTTCTGGTTGTTCTGGAGGATGTAGCGGTTGTTATGGAGGATGTGGTTCTGGATGTTACGGCTCATGTACTGGAAATTGCGACGGATGTAGTAATGGCTGTAGTGGACAATGTAAAAACGCATGTGCTACAACTTGCTCGGCGACATGCACTGGAACATGCCAAGCTCAAGCATTTGGCGCCGTAGTCCAAGGTTGAGATCTTGGGATACAGATACGTTACGATAAAAAGAATAGCGAAATATTGTTTGATTTATCCAATGGACTTACAGTAGTTGACAACACCATATTCAAACAGTTAGGCTATAAATTGCCAATACCTCTATTCGTAATGCTTAATGATTCGAACATAACATATAATCCAAACCATGTTGGATCATCAGATAATTATTGGCCTCCAACAATTGAGAATGCTAACGGTCTTGTCATTAACGCCGGTCAAGGGTACCAAATAATGGTATCACCGAACGAGACCACACAAGCAAATAAAAAATGCACTAGGTTCGACTTAATTTGGTATAAATATAACACTACTAAAAATTATCCTGAAGTTGGTTCAATATTTAAGGGGTCAAAGGTAATTAGAATACCATTCAAAATAACAGGAATATAAAACTATTACAAGAAAAGGAGTTAACGAATATGAAAAACTTTACATTAGAACTTAACAAGGAAACAGCTGACTATTTACAGAGACTTGCGTATGAGGTTATGACCAGAAAAGACGTTGTAGCTCATATGCTGGAGTCGGCAAAAGATGACACAGATGCTTCAGTGCTGGAGTCAGTTCCGTTTAAGCATTACCACAAATTGCTTGAGGAAGCAGAATGTTCCTATGACGTTGCTAAAGCTGAGTTAGAGAGATCTCTGCAGCCTCGTGTTCTGGAGCATGAAGGAAAAGATGTTAAATTCAGATGGGAAGTAACAGACTTCTCAGAGCACCTCGTACACATTACTGTGTTAGGGGATTAGGCCTATGAAGAAGTTTGAACAGTTTCAGGATATGATCGGAAGGTTGTATCCTGAGACTATTATAACAAATAATGCATCAGACAGAAAAACATTATCTCGTACCGTGACATTTCAGGTAACAGATGAGTGTAACTTGTGTTGTACCTACTGTTACCAGATAAACAAAGGCAAGAGAAAAATGAAGTTCGAAGATGCAAAGAAACTCATCGATATGCTTCTCACTGGAGATGAACGCCTTGGTGAATATATCGACGTAAATACGTCTCCTGGTATCATCATCGAATTTATTGGCGGAGAGCCTTTCTTATGTGTAGATCTTATTGATCAGATTTGCACATATTTTTATGATAAGGCTATCGAGTTGATGCACCCATGGGCAACAAAATTCTGTATTTCGATTTGCTCAAATGGTGTATTATATTTTGAGCCTAAAGTTCAGAAGTTCCTGAACAAATGGCGCCATAATCTCTCTTTCTCAATTACCATCGATGGAAATAAGGCTCTGCATGACGCTTGTAGAGTCTTTCCAGATGGTACTGGGTCTTATGACGTGGCAGTAGCTGGAGCTCAGGATTGGATATCAAGGGGCTATTATATGGGCTCTAAGATTACCATAGCTCCTGGTAATGTTCAACACCTATTTTCAGCGATTAAGCATATGGTTGAGCTTGGATACAAGGATATTAATGCAAACGTCGTTTATGAAAAAGGATGGACTTTGGACCACGCAAAGATTTATTACGAGCAGCTCAAAATGTTAGCTGATTATTGGATCGAGAACGATTTAGCTGATGACCATTTTATGGCACTATTTGAGAATGACTTCTTTAAACCAAAAGAAGAAACAGATCTTGAAAACTGGTGTGGCGGGACTGGATTTATGTTAGCGATGGACCCAGATGGGTGGCTTTATCCATGCATCAGATATATGGAAAGCAGTCTAGGAACGTCCCGAGAGCCTCTTAGAATTGGTCATGTCAATTTCGGAATTGCTCAAAGAAAATGTGATAAGCAGTGCGTTGAGTGCCTCAATAAAATTGACAGAAGAACGGAGTCTAGTGACGAATGCTTCTATTGTCCTATTGCTGAAGGCTGCAGTTGGTGCTCTGCATACAATTACCAGGAAAATGGAACACCGGATTCTCGTTGCACTTATATTTGCGATATGCACAAGACCAGATCACTTGCAAATGCATACTTCTGGAATAAGTGGTATCGTAAGAAACATTGGAAACAGAGATTCAAAATATACTGCCCGGATGAATGGGCCATTCCTATTATTGGAGAAGAAGAACTTAATATGCTTAAAGAATTAAGTAAGGAGGATCAAAATGAAACTTAAATTTGGAAATGGAACGACAGTTGATATTCGAAAATTTACAAGAGAGTATGCTCAGAATCAGTCCGGTAGAACTTATCTGAACATTACTTCAACATACGAGTCTCCAGCAGTGTTTGACAGAATTGCTTCTACGGCTCGTAATGCAGACAATATTTCTCATATGGAGATTACAGACGATAATGGAAATGTAACTACATTCGACGGGTTCAAGCTGGACAACGTCATTGAGATTCATGACGGATTATCTAATGACGTTACTATCAGAGCTTACAAGAATGATCCAGTTGTTACGACCGACGTCGATAACTCAGAATCAGGGGCTACCAGCGAGTCTTTGACATAAATCAAAATGGTTTAGGGAGGTGATACCATTGCAGTAATTCTTAACCGTCCAAGTGACGTTAAAAGAAAATTAAATAATATCTCTAGACTTTTACTCGTTTGTGTCTAGGGATAAGAACTTTTAAATCAAAATAGGAAAGGAGCTGTTTTGCTATGGATTATACACCAAACATCGACGCCCAAGGAATGCGACGGCCTATGGGTCCTGTAGACCAACCAAATTGGAATGGAGGACCAAAACTTATTCATAATCCCCAAGTTATGAATAACCAGACTGTAGGGCAGCCTAATCTGGCAAACGCAATGGCAAATCAACGGCCAATTATTCCAATCAGAGGAAGGATTGTAACTTCAGAGCAGGATATTGTGCCTGCAGAAATACCAATGGATGGCAGTATTTGTCTGTTTATGACAGAGGATTGCAAGAATGTTATTGCTAAGCAGTGGAATAGCAATGGCGTTCTGCAAAGTATTATCTATTCTATAAGTTCGAATGAGCAGGCTCAATCAGAGTGTCAAAATGGTGATAACACCGGAGAATTAAAAGCTCAGCTTGACAGAATAGAGAATATGCTCAAACGGCAAGGGCATCAAAATAAGTCGCGATTCAAGGAGGACAAGAAGAATGATAAGTCAATGTATTCAGCAAATGGCAATGAAGATTCTAAAGGAGAATCCTAATATTGCTAATAACCCTAATGCTCAAAGCATGATTAACGTTATTCAATCTGGCGATGAGAAAAAAGGGCAGGAGATTGCGGAGAACATTTGTAAGTCTATGGGAGTAAGTAAAGAAGATGCTATCCGACAAGCAGAACAGTTTTTCCATGTAAAATAAGGAGGAAGTAATTATGTTTAATATGGGTAGTGCACCAAGTCTTTCAGATATCGCTGCTGTTACAAAAGATGGAAATGGTGATGGCTGGGGCAATGGAAACGGATGGTAGGTGTTAATCATCATGTTTGCTATCTTCGGCGGATGGGGAAATGGCTGGGGTGGCCAGGGACGAAATGGAGAGAGCTGTGCAACTAATGGCGATCTTCAGAGAGGATTTGATGCCCAGTCAATTCTTAATAAGCTTAATGGCATCAACAGCGGAATTTGCGATGGCTTCTATGCTATGAATACTAGCATGCTGCAGTCTACTAACGCTCTTCAGAGCGCGATCAGTGACAGTGCTAATGCTTCTAATATCGCAAATTTACAGTCAACAAATGCTATTCAGACACAGTTAGCTGATTGCTGCTGTCAGAACCGCCAGGGACAGGCTCAGATTCAGTATGATATGGCTACAAATACTTGTGCCATCACAAATGCAATTAACAATCAGACAAGAGACATTATCGACAATGATAATGCCAACTATCGTGCTCTGCATGATGAAATGGTCAAAATGCAGATGGATGCAAAAGATCAGACAATTGCTAGCCAGCAGGCTGCTATTAACAAGTTGGAGCTTACAGCATCTCAGTGTGCTCAGAACCAGTATCTTGTTAATCAGTTACGTCCAGCTGCTGTTCCGGCATTTACAGTTCCAAATCCATATGCAAACTACGGGTTTGGATGCTACTGCGGATCAAGTAATAACGGTTGCTGCTAATTAACGTCAAAATGATTAGGGAGGGTCTAGAAACGGGCTCTCCCTTGTATGGAGGTATTATAAAATGATTGAATTATCAAATACTGCTGATCAAGTATTAACTGCTGGTCAGTCCATTACCTTTGACAAAGTTCTTCTTAAGACAGGTTGCGCTGAGTGTCATAGAGCAAACACTGGATCTGTCAAAATGAGAGCTAATGGCATTTATGAAGCTTCTTTTGCTGGTAACATCTCGGGCGCTGTCGCAGGCACTCCTGTACAGCTTGCTTTCCAATTAGGAGGAGCAACGATGCCAGAGACAACTATGGTTGCTACTCCAGGAGCTGCCAATGCTTCTAATAACGTAGCTACCTCGACATTAATCAAGAATTGTTGCGGGGACTACGATCGTATAACCGTAACTAATACTGGTACTACGGACGTAACTGTCGCTGCTAATAGTGCTTTTATTGTCCGTAGGCTTGCCTAAGGAGGTGTCGTCAAAATGGAAAAGATGAAAGATCTCTGTTCTATTAAGGCAACTCTTGTAGATTCAGTCAAGGAACAGCTTTCTCATGGAATCGAGTGTGTAGATGCTCATGAAATGGGTGAAGTCGTTGATATGATCAAAGATATTTATGAAGCTGAGAACTACTGCATGCAGTCAAAGTACTACAAATCGATCGTGGAGGCTATGGGAGATGGGTCTTACGGTTACAACCCAAATCGATACGCCTCTAGCGGTAGATACGCTTCAGCTGGGCACGGATCTAGATATGGATATATGCCGTATTTAGAAGGTGAAGACTACACTATGCAGCAGTATCTAACAGGCGACCCAACAGAGTTCGCAGACCAGATGAAACTCCGCTTTGGCTATATGGATCAAAATGAACCAAAAATGATGAACAAGCCAGTTAGCACTTATGGAGCTGCGTATGATTCTTGGTCTGATGCAAGAAAGCATTACACGAAAACTGGCTCATCAGAAGACAAAGAGAGAATGGAAGAGCGTGGAAAAGAACATGTCGAGAAGGCCATTATCTCTATGCGTGATATTTGGAGCGAAGCAAGCCCTGAATTGAAGCGTGCAA